AACTTTTCGTTTAACATATCTGACATTTGAGTTATCCTCTAGTTTCGTATGAATAGTCTATAGTTTATTTATTAAATTACAATCCTGAAAGGAAATCACCAAAGACTTTGAGGGTTCTTTCCTCTAAATCTGCACGGGTGCTTTCATTCATGTAACTCTGGTATTTAGCAACTTTTGTCTCCTTTAGGATACCGTTGTTCCATACCCATTCCTTACCTTCCATGATACCATTAACAAATGCATCAGGCGCGGAAGGATCTGCTACTATATCAGCAGCAGTTGCAAGCATAAAGTCGTCCATAACAACGTTGACGTCTTCACGCTTGTCGATGCTTCCCATTCCACGAGAGGAAACACCTAGTTGAACTCCTTCACCAAGAAGAGACTTAGCAATTTTACCCATTGGTGTATCAAGTATTTGTGCTTTACCAATAAAGTTATTGCCTTCTGCTTTAAGTGAAGTAATTCTATGTGATACTCTATCGAGATTCACAGTAGGACCATCAGGATGACCTAACTCTCCTAGAGCACGTTTAGTTTTAACATACTCTTCGTTATAACGATTAACTTCTTTCTCAAGAACACTGAAAGGGTACATGCGACCGTTACGGTTTTTTAACTCCGACTGGAGAAAAACACCTTCAATGTATAACTTTTTGTCGTCACCAGTTCCTTCGGTGACTAGTTTTACATCTTCAATTTGTTCCGTTATCAGTTTCATCGGGTAGTGCCTCTGCTGGTTCGTCAAAAAAAGTTTTCGCTACAACCTGTTTGTATGACGCCATAGCGTCTGCTGCTTTTGAGAACAGCATATCGTTGATGGCGTTGATTGCGTCTGCTCTGTTACCGTTCTCGATTTTATCGACAACGTTCATAACTTCGCTTTCTGGGTTAGATTGTTCCATAGCTTCAAGAATTATTTAGCATTACTAGACGTTTTAGAGGGCGCGGGTTTTAATTTCGCCTGCTCTTTCGATGCCTCAAGGGATCTTTCATGTGCATCATCTGCCTGTTGTGCAGATATTTCTGGTTGATATGCAGTGTTCTGGCGATCCATCATATCAAATGTATTAATGTCCGCAGGATCCATAACTATTCCAGCATCAATCTCTTTAGACATTAACTTATCCTGTTCCTTAATCTCCTCATCCTTATGTCCAAGGATAGTTCTACGAATATAATCAACAGAATAATACTTACCAACAAATGCATCCATTTGTGTTACGAGTCCAATCCTTTGAGTTTCCATCTCAAGTTCTTTCAACTCATTGAAATGATTATCATGTAGGTAGTCATACTGGATATGCTCAGCCATATCATCCCAATCTTCAGGAGCAATAACTCCCTTCAGGATGAGTTGAGTCTTTAGAGTGTCGTGGAATATTCCACTAAATCTCTTACGCAGTCTTCCAATAAACTTACCAAACTTCAATTCATCACGAAGAACCTCGGTAGATTTACCAAGATTAAATCCTTTGTTATCGTCTGTAAGACGAGATGGAGGTAGATTTAAACTGTTGTAAAGTTTCTTCTTGAAGTATTCTACATCCTTGAGTTCACCTAGGTTTTGACCACCTGGTAAAGTTGTGATCTCGGTTCCGCGACCACCTTCTCTACGGGGTAACCAGAAATCTTCTAGCATACTCATATGCTTTTTGTCGTCACGAATTTCACCAGTAGCAGCATCGTAAACTAATTTGTTACGATAGCGAGCCATAACATCACGAAGGTATTGTTCTGCCTTTACTTTAGGCAAGTTACCAACATCAATGTAAAAAATTCTACGCTCTGGAGCACGGGATAATCTGTATATAACAAGAGCATCTTCAATCATTCTCAATTGATTGAGTGACTTAATTCCTTTGTGTAAGAAACTTAGATGCATTCTCTTGTTCATATCCTGTAGACCAGAATGAACATATGTTATTGCATCGAAGGCAATCTTAATTCCTTGGTTACTTGAAAAATCACCAGTACCAATCATTGCTGATTGTCTACCGTAACCTTTTGGATTGTAGACATAATAATCAACGTAGTCACCCCACTCATGTTCGAGTGCTGTTCCGCGAATCGCAAGAGGATCCACTTGATCTACTTTTTTGATTTTCTGTCTGACCCTTCTGATTTTTAGAGGATCAATATAACGAAGTTCAGTGATACCTTTCTGAGGATCTTTAAGATCAATTACCTTATGGTAATAGGTTCTACCATCAACATACCAGTTACGGATAAGTTCATGTGCCCTCATATCAAAATTGAGAAGGCGTTTGACGTACTCAAACTCTTCTCGTATACGCTTCTTAACTGAAGCTCCAACCTGTAAATTGGTTAGATCAATATTTACACATGTATCATTGGAGTCACTAACAACAAACTCATTAACGATATCATCAATCGCAGAGTCACACTCTGGATGTAGAGACATATCTCTATATCTCTTGATAAGATCGTATTCGTTTCTTGCTTGAGCATCCGTTTCAACATACGTTCCAAAGTAACCGCCAGCTGCAACGTTTACTCCGTCGTCAGCATTAGGCGGGACAGGAGATTGACCCCTGCCCTTTTCCTTACGATTAATTTGGAATCCGAATAATTGACTCATCGTGTAATTACACTATATCTCAACTATTCTATTTATACGCCTAGAAATTAGTCTTCTACTGAGATAGATGGTGGACTAGTTTCTGCTGCTCCTCCTGCCTCTGCAGTCCAGTATGATAACTGGAATTCAACTGTAAATTCAGAGACCTGATCGTTACTATCATATGCAAGATCAATCTGAGAAATGTTAGTTGGGAAGCAATGCCAGAGTTTGTACTCTCTAACAACACTACCGTTATCAGTAGCATCTTTCTCTAGTTGTTTAACTAGTAGATGAGCCATGTAACCTTGTCCACTTGTTTCAGGTGTGAATAGTGCAGACTTGTTACCAGCATGTGAATTGATTTCGCCCATCCATTCTTCCATGAAAGCACGAATTCTCATGTCCTCATCGTTGACGAATGTTGCAGTCCAAGTGTCGAATGTACGATCACCTGCAATCTTAACAGTTCTTCCTCTGAAGGGAACTTCTATAACACCCAAGTTGGATGCTGGGAGTGCTGCAGATTTACAAAGGATGTTAGTTAGATCAACGTCTGTACCACCCTTGGCGAGTGTTCCTGGAAACTCAAAGTTAACCACGAACATATTAGGCTTAACGCCTTGCCTGATTCTCTGCAGAAACTCATTTACGTTAGAGTTAATAGCCATTGTTTTTTCCTTTAATTAAATGAATTACGCTTGTCCAACTACTTCACTGAAAGCAACTCCAGATCTAGTAGCAACAAAGGACAGGGTGATGTAATTGATTGAACGTGTTGGTTTTACAAATACTTCAGCAACAAATTCATTTCTATCAATTACTGCTGCGGTGTTGTTTGATTCATCACAAACAACTAGGTAATCAGTAATACCTCTTCTTGCCTGAACCTCAGTGAGGTAGGAAGAAAGTGCATTGGTGAAACCAAGTCTTGTTGTCTCATCATTTTGCTCAAAGAGTACACCCTTAGCGAGTGATTCTGCTCTCTTCTCAATGTTGATGAAGAGACGACGAACGTTAATTCTGTCGAATGCAGAAGGTGAAGACAGTGCAGTCTTATCACCAAAGAGTGTGATACCTTGACCAGGGAAAGAAACAATAGGATTGATTCTTGCTTGATAAAGTTCATCTCTATCTGCAGCAGTTGGGTTGAATGCAAGTTTAATTGCATTACGAACTCCACCTCTGGATAACCCAGCAGGAGAGAACCAGTCATCAAGTGTTGCAGAAGTAGAAACACACAGACCAGCAACGTCTCCGTTACATGGGATGTATCTGTACTTATCGTTGAAACGATCGTAGAAGTACTTGAATCCACTGTCTAGAACTGTGTAAGAACTAGATGATATAGCAGAGAAGAAAGCAATTGTGTTAGTTTTCTGCTGTGCTCTTGATAGAGTTACAGTACCAGAAACTTGATTTTCTTTATATGCAGATAAGAAAGCAATTGCATCTTTTCTTAGACCAGCAATTGTTGCACAATATGCTGCCTTAGTTTTTGCATTTGCTTCTGTTCCACCAGGAATTCCTCCACCCATTAGGATGAAGTCAATGTCTGTACTTTCTTTATCAGAGAATAGATCTAAACCAGATTCAAATTCTCCGTTAGTGTAGTCGTAATCATCAGTACCACCTGTTAGAGTAGTCTTAACTACACCACTAAGTTTCATCCACATCGTTCCACTTGTAGGAGATGCAGAACCCCATGCAGTACCTGCCTGAGTTGTAGAAGGTGCATGTGCTTGTGTTACAGCAGATCCAGCGTAGATATATTCAGAAAGAAGTTCTAACTGGTCTACGTAGTATGCTGATCCACCTTCACCATTTTTACCGTCTGTTAATTTAGAAAGGAAAGTCATTCTCTCAACGATGCTTCCTTTACTACCAGATACAGATCCGTCTCTGTCCACAACAGCGATGTGTACTTCATCGTAGTAAACACCTTTGTCTGCAGCGTATGCAGATGTACCAGGACGAGGACCGATAGCAGAAAGACGAGTTTCGCCACTTCCTGCAGCACTCTCTTGTCCATCAATATTAGTATTTGTCCACCAGTCGTATGCTTCTGTGATAGCGATTGAAGTATCCTGAACTGCACCGATAGTTAATGTACCAGTTGCACCACCAGATTGTGTGACTGTTACAACATCGTTTGCTTGGTAAAGTGTACCACCACCTGCGTTAACAACACCAGTGATAGGACCAGTAACTCCACCAGAAGGAATTGTGAATGTTGCGTTAGCACCAGCACCTGTGATTGTGATTACATCGCCTTCTGCATAGTTTGCATCACCAGCAGTATTGATTGCTACACTATCAACAACACCACCAGTAGCAGTGAAGTCAACAGTTAGACCTGCGCCAGATCCAGTAGATGTTGTTGCAACTCCAGTTCCTGTTGCTGCGTATCCAGAACCACCAGCAGTGATACCACCGAGAGCGTTAACTGTACCAGTTGAAACTGTGATGTTGACTGATAATCCTGATCCGTTACCACCTGTAGTTGATAGACCAGTAGCAGATTTGTATCCAGTACCACCTGTTGTTACTGCTAGAGTTGTTGCTACACCAGTATCAGGAGTGTCTAGGGTATCTGTTGTAGTTAGCAGAGTTGATGGATCATCAAGGATAACAGCTGCAGTGTATGAACTAGAGTTCCAACCAAGAACTTCTGCTGTCTTACCACTTGAGAATGTTAAGTTAGTACCAGCAACCATTCCTGCAGGAACAGATGAGAATGTAATATACTGGTCTGCACCACGGTCGGCAACCACAACGTCTAATGCGTTACCATGTGTACCAGCGGTTTTTGCTGCGAATTTCCATGCAGGATTACTTCCTTTGATTCTAGAAGAGTAATCTGTGCCGTTTTCGATAATTGCTGCTGCACCTGCATTGACTGCTCCAGTCTTTGCACGAACAACTGAAAGACGTCCACCATAGTTCAAGAACTCAGATGCAACGAAGAAATCGTCTGCATTAGAGTCACCTGGTGATCCGAATGTTTCTATTAGTTCTCTCTGTGAAGAGATCGTGATGACTTCATTAATCGGACCCTTCTGAAAAGTTGAAACAACTGCAGCAGTAACTGCTGAAGAGTTCACAACTGTACCAGCTGTAAGGTCGCGTTCCTTAATGACTACACCAGGCGAGATTTGACTTGCCATGTTTTTCTCCTGAAAAAGTACCCAAATTTTGTCTACAGTTATTTATTATTTTGGATGCTTTAGACGGGGAAACAACGCATGAACACTTTACCAGTCTGGATATAACCAGTCTTCACGCCTACTTTTATTCTTCCTAGATGCTGTAACTCTTTTTACAGTACAATCTTTACATTCATAGGAATACCCAGAGGGTAATCCTTTCTTTTGTTTCCTTACAAGATAGAAATCTTCAATTAAAACCTTTTGTTGACCACATGTCCTGCATCGTCTTTCTTTGAATAAAAGATGTTCCAGACTGAACTGATCCCCAATATCCATCAGTAGTTCCACATATAACCAACTTCTTCTTGTTTGTCGCCATATTCCCACAGGTTTCCGTCTGCGTCCAAGAAGGTATCATCACCCATACCATCATCGACAAACCCAAAGGGAGCCATGTCTTGCTCAATTTGATTACGTTGTTCTTCATATATCCTCCTACGAACATCTTGATCAGTCATTTCTTTGAAGTAGTCTTGCATGACTAACCATGCAAACAATACCATACACATAACAAGGTCATCATGATATCCCTCGTCTGCTTCCCACGCCTGTTTCTTTTGTACAAACGTGGTAAGTTCTTGGAAGATATTAAAGTCATTGAACAATAACTTGTCTTCTTCAATAATTGCTTTTAGATTAGCACAACCAATTTTCTTTACGGTTACACTCATCTTAACACCTAATTGTGTTTTTGATCCTGAGAATCCTTGCCCCACGACTTGACCTGCTCGCCCACGCATAGCACACATAAGAATGTTAGGATATTCAAGATCGTAATTAAGAGTAGCAGCGATAGAGTCTCCAATGTCGTTTACCTCAACTAAAATGTACGGACTATTATATTCTTTTGCAACCTGAAAAATTACCGAGGGAAACAGTACAGGCTTAATCTCATTATTTCTGTATTTCGCAACGATCTGATACGGCATACTGGTGATATCAAACACGATGAAAGCAGAATAGTCGCCACCGATTCCTCGGGCAACGTCAACAGTAATGATATATTCGTGATCTTTTTCTGCTCTCGTAAAAACGTCAAGTCCTGCATTGCTACTAATTGGGTCAGTGAAAGGGATAGTTTGGAGTTTCGATGGACTGATTAATGTATCAGCAGATCCAAGGAAGTCGCATTCAAACTCCTGTGCGAACTGTCTCTTAGAAGTGTTCTTTATAGTTTCTTCTTTCCATTTTGCATCTCTACCTGGAACTTGAGACCAGTGTACTTCGTTTGTAACATAGTTATTTTTACCACGTCTAGCATCTTCCCACATCTTATAGAAGTGGTTCATACCATTTGGCGTAGATATAACAATTACTTTAGTTGACCTACCAGAAGTAATAGTAGGATAAACCGAGGCAAAGAATTGTTCTGCGACGTGGTTAGGGACGAATGCAAACTCGTCAAGGAATAGAATGTTAAAGGACATACCTCTAACTGCACTAGCAGAGGTAGAAGCAGCCAATATTTTAGATCCGTTTTCGAGTTCGACATTACCCTTATTCCATACTAAAATTCCATGTTGCATCCATTTTGGTAGGTTCTCATATGCAAGTTGTAACCTACCTAATAGTTCTCTAGCAGTAGATGCTTTGTTTGCTAGGATACCTATATTTACACTATCATAAAATATAGCGTAATATAAAAGGTATGCAACCACAGTCGTAGACTTACCAGTCTGTCGTGGTAGTTTTGCTATATTGAATCTATTATTATGAAAGTCTCTTAGAATGTCTTTTTGAAAATCATACATGTTGAAAGGCACTAGACCCTCATCAAGAGAAATGATTTTTATATAATTGGTAGCAAAATATATTGGGTCTTGCTTACACTTGACCCATTCATTTATTTGTTTCTTTGTAAATTGAATCTGGGTACCCGCTTTCTTTAGATTCGGATTACCTAGATATATTTCATTTTGAGACACAACAAATACTAGTTCAATATTATTATTTAGATAGCATAGGGAAAGAAGAACTCATCCATCATAAGATTAGCATTATCCTCACCAAAATTACTAGACATGTATCCTAAGATAGGATCTAGTTTTTTCATGTAAGTATCAAAGTCTTGATAAAAACTTATGTCTTCTCCAGTAGGTTTTGCTTTATCAATCATCTTACGATAGGTTTCAAGATATAGTCTAAACTCAGGTAGATAGTAATCAACTTCATCAAAGGTGCAATACCTTACAAAAATATTCTCTGAAAAATGGTTTCCCATTTCAAAGAACCGATACTCTTTCTCTGCCTTAGGTAAACCATCTACAGAAAACACATGTTTTTCTACTGGATGTTGAAAATCAAATACTATGATAACTTTCTTTTGAAAGAACCCCATGAGATCCATACCAAAACAGGGAAGGTTATGTCCTGTCTTGGGATAGATTACATTGTTATAGATACTTGATTTATCATTTTGAATATCTACTCGTCTTGATTTTATAAAATGTGGAGCAGTAAAAATATCTGCTGTTAGAGTAAGATCGTTCTTACCTTTCCATTCACACCAGCGTGAATCAAATTTAAACTCAGGGAAAACATCATCAAGAACTTTTTTATAGTTAACCCAGAGATCAACTGTGTTTATCATCATAAGTTAGTATAGCATATATTACAAAACTCACTGCTACTACGAGAATGAATACCATAATATTTACGCTATGTACTACGGTCATTTTTGTTGTAATTTCTGTACTGCTGTTGATGCTTGTATTGCAGGTACGTCATTCAATCCATTTACATCGAACCAAGGAGCATTTTCCCAATCAAATCCTTCTCCAAATGTATTGTCTGCCTGTTGTACATACCAATGACATTGAGCATCAGGAACATCTACTGCACATACTGCCCAATCATCTGTCCACTGTGGAACCTGTACATACAATACTGGTATATCAGCACGAGCAACCGTAGGCAATCCTATTAGGATTCCCCATACCAAAGTTAAAAGAAACCCTATGGTAACCAACCTACGTCTCATTTTTTATTAACCTCTCTGTAGTCGAGTTGAGCAGCAATCGCCATTCCTACTGTGTAGAGAGCATAACCACCACCAAATATAATAAAGAGTTCAATCATTTTTTAAAAACTCCTAGTTTTGCTAAAACGTAAACTCCTAAGATTGTCCAGAAGACTACTTCTAATCCAACATTATTCATAATAGTTATTCTCCTAACGTATGTATAACGGGTTTTTCTGTCTTCAGTATATTATACAGCTCCATGTTCTCAGCTGTGGACACTGGATAAAACTCAGCAGAAGGATCAAACCCATCATACCTGTGTGCTTGATTGATTACTATAGATCCATTCTCTCCTGATACTGATCTATGAAATGTACCACGAGGTATTACCAATGCACCACTATGTACATTGAGGTGTACAATATGATATGGATATTTCCAACTTCTATTAACTAATTCAAAAGTTCTTTCACCTGATATTACTCTGTTGCAATCGTCTTGAAAACTATGAATATAAAACTGTTTACCTCCTACACAATCTGGTGGAGGTGATACTGCAGGACCTGTGTGTACTACTAGGTCACTAGCGTTTGATTCTTCTACAGATATATCATAGAAGATAACATCATCAGTTTCACGAAACACACGGTGTCTCTTGAAATTTATATCACCCATTATGAATCAAAATACTTTTGTAAAACTGAAATACGTTCTTCTTCTTTAGAAATTAAATCAACCTGATCAATAATTGCAGCAAGAACATCAGGATGCTCTCCAATACCTACAGGATTTTTTAAATAGATCTCGATATTGAGTCTTGCTTTTTCAATGTTGCCTTCAGAACTTGCCTTAAGGGCTTTTAAAATTTCGTTTCTCATAGTATTTAATTATTAATCGAAGTCTATACCAACTTCGTCTTGTACATCCCTGTCTAGATCAGGGAGATGTGTTTCCACCCAATGTTCTTTATTGTCTATGCCTGCCGCTTCGACATATCTCATAATGTGTTGATCAATTTGTTTATAAAGATCATGAAGGTTTAAATCCATTCTAACATCATGAGCAATCTCTGATACCTGTTTTTCTGTAAGGCAGTGATCAGGATGCAATAGATCACAACAAGGGATTCTTTTTTCAATCAACTCATTAAGGTTGATATTGATTTCGTAGTCTTGATGTACAGTCATTTTCTTACTATTAGGGTATCGTCTTCATCATTATCGTCTTCATTTCTGAAAACTAATAACTCAGTTCCATTTTCAACTTCAGACATCTCTGGGTGTATACCTTTACGAGATGGTCTGTCTACATATTTTTCCATGCGACTAAAAACAAATCCCATGGATCTCCACATAAAAGCAAATGTTCCACCTGCAACAGCAGCAAAACAAATGAAATATATGAAGACAGTTGTATCGTTCATTTTAACAACTCAATAGCATTTAGGAGTTCTTGAGAATGATGTAACTCATCGTCTTTAATCTCCTGTATTCTAGCATCTTCTGGGTGAGACTGCAAATATTTGTCATATGTTTCTGCTGCATGACATTCTACTTCATATGAGAGATGGTATGCAGAGCGAGGAGCAATCCAGTAATATGCTACATTGACCCAGTAATATAAGAGGACAAGGTGTCTTGCAAAAAAACGATCTACCCAATAGGCATTACCGCCTTTACTCTCCATGTATTCTAGATGTTCTGTTTCATTTACTGATTGATCGAAATGCTCTTTCATTAAGTAAAGGTGCTCAGGACCTCGTAGTCCCATGCTCTCACGTAAATGAAGGACACTCAAAAAAGCAAAATAGGGTGCTCGAGCAATTTCCTCTAACACCCAAAATCTTTGAAAGTCTCTTCCTTTATATAGAAAGTCAATGATAGCAACCGTTATGTTTAACGTGATTTCATTGAATCTAATCATCTCAGTTCATTAACTTTTTCTACTATCTTATCTATAATGTCTATATCAATTCCCATGAATGGTGGTATTACACCAAGCAAACGTAGTGTTCCATCTAAGAATAATGCTAGACAAGTAAATCCTAATATCATACTAATAACGGTAGCATCTCTATTGTGCTTCTTCATTGACTCCTCATCAATGCGTCTTGCTTCTTCTAGAGTTTCTTTGAGTAATTGTTCTACTTCGTCTTTAGTATAAAAACTACCTAATCCAGGAAGTCTCATAAAAGGTTTGATACCAGAGAATCCTTGAAACACACCTTTTTCAAAAGGTTTTATATCTGAAAATGGAAAGTTACTAATCATCGTGATCATCCCATGGGTCTGTTAAATTTTTATTCGCAAAAAATCCTTTGTAAATTCCAAACGCTGCTAACAATACAGTGATAACTGCTATTGAAATTCCTAAGGTAAAGTTAGGATCAGCATTGTAATGTGGAATTATTGCGTTGCACTTAGTCCATGTCCCAGGTAGGGTATAGACTGGTGGGCAACTTGCTAGAATCATCATTAGATAAGTTTTGATCATGGTAAGTTATCAGTTTATGAATCAAATCATCATACTGTTCCCACATCCATTCACTACCTGTTTGGTCTTGGTAAGTCCTACAAGCAGTTATTAGACGTAGTATATCATTAGTGTTAAGACGCATTCAATTCAAAACTTTCTTTAATTATAGTAAACCGTACACAAATTGTCAAATACGTCAGCAATTCCAAGCACGAAGCGACTTATTAATCCTTGAATCTGGATCGCTTGCGGTCTTTTTAGAAGTTAATTTCTTTTTCATACCCTTCATTCTCGCACAAAAGCTCGCTCTACGAGGGTTCCCAACTTTTTTTGTAGGTGCCTTAAGGTCGCTTCCTGGATTTTCTCTCTCGTAGCTTTTACGTCCTTTTTCATTTAAACCCCCAGACTTATTTTTACCTGCTTTTTTAGTCCATGCAGCTTCAGTTAGGTTTTTAATATCTGAGTATGACTTCATGAGAACAGAGTATTTTAATTATTTAGCATTTAACTTGGTTAAATTTCTTTGAAATATATGATCTTCATAACCCCCATTCATACCTTCCCATTCTTTATAAGGACATTTATGTAAATTCATTGCTGCACATACACGTCTACCTTCTGTTGGTTTAACTCGATGATCTAAAATTCCAGGAAACATTACAAGCATTCCTTCTTCTGGTTGTACATCTAATCTATCCTCAAAACGTAAAGGTGATGCGTTTTCTTCAACCTCTATGTAATAAACTCCTGCCCAATCTGCTGGATAGTGCCCATGTTTTCTAGCATGATTTCCTTTACTGTATTCCGCAACCCAAAAGTTATCAACCAGAAATGGAATTTGTAAATCATTCTGGTAGTAACTAGATAATTTTTTTGCTACTTCTAAAGAAAAATTAAGAAGTTCTTCTACAATAGGTTCTGGACATTCTATATGCATATCAAAACTACTTCTCCAATCTGTTACCAAATTAGACATTTTAGTTCCAATATACTTATGTCTATGCCTTTTAATATATTCTTTTAGTTCCTCATTAACTCTCTGATAATCAGGAATTGTAGTTGTAAATACAGGGCAAGGTTTATCTACTTTTTGAACTTTAATTGGTTGTTTTCCTGGGTTATCCAGATTGCGACTCACGTTTCTAATAAAAGGTGGTTTGTTCACCGTTTGCCTCCACCCATTTCTTTGAGCATTTTTTGTAGTTCGGTTGTGCTACCAACAAACATTGCATTGTTAGTAACATTCTTAGGACCTTTTGCTTCTTCATCAAGGTCTTTCATTTTCTTATGAAGGTCTTGTAATTTTTCAGTCATGTCTGCAACATGCTTCATTGCCGCTACAGCAACTTCGTATGCTCTAGGGTGCCCACTTTCCTGTGCTACCTCTAATGCTCCTTGTACTGCCTCCTGACCTTGTTCTATCAAAGAGTACAATTCTCCACGAGTATATTCATAATCTTTTACTTGATCATCTTTATCACCTTTAGGTTTA